CACTCGCGTAGAGTTTGAACCATTTTCAACGAGTCCCAAATGAACCAAGACACATACAACACACTGTTACAGAACATTGAGACCACGGGCCCCGTGGATCGCAACACCAAGGAGCTGGTGTTTACGCTTGCCAAGATCATCGATGAGGAGCGCACGTTGCAAGACGTCGTTGACCGCGAAGGCATGGTCTACGAAACGCATGGCGACAAAGGCCAGGTCATGATTAAGACGCGCCCGGAGTACACCGAGCTACAAAGACTGCGCGACAAGAAGCGCGCGTTCATCAAGGCGCTGGGCGTGGGCAACGTCGAGAGCGAAGACGACGATTTCCGATGAGCACGCTCAGAGCCGAGTACAAGTTCCACCCAATTAGCGGATGGATATCGCGACACAAAGAGTTGCAGCGCGGCGTTAGCTGCATGGACATCGACTTGTTCTTCGAGAACCACATTCACGGCTTCTGCTTTCACTTAGAGTTCAAGTATCGCGGTGAGCAGTTCAGCGAGGCGCAACGTTCCAACATTGCCATGATTGCTGATGTGTGGTCGAAAGCGTCGGCGGTGCGCCACTTTAGCCAGTACACCACACATTACGATTATCTCGGATATTACGTTGTGTTGATTGAGGACGACAGAGTGAGCAACGAAGACGGCTTAGATGTCGCGAGAGTGTGCGGGTACGAGGACAAGGTGCAGCAGTGGAGTTATGACGAAGGCGCGGAAGACGTGCTTCTAAGATTATGCAATGGAGAGCTACTATGACAAGGAGAAAGGAGATCACGCGGTTGATTGGATTGAACGGTACTGCACCCACGTCAAGGGCGCGCTTGGCGGCGAGCCGTTCATCTTGGAAGACTGGCAGAAGGACGATATCATCAGACCTCTCTTTGGGACAATTCGCGAGGATGGCTTGCGCCGATACCGCCAAGCGTACATTGAAGTACCTCGGAAGAACGGCAAAAGCAATCTTTGCGCCGCCATCGCCCTTTACATGCTCTTCGCTGACGGCGAACCAGGCGCTGAAATTATCTCGGCAGCGGGTGACCGTAATCAAGCGCGAATCGTCTTTGAAATCGCATCAGCCATGTGTGCGACCAACCCGAAGCTATCCGGACACGGAAAGGTTCTGCGCAACACCATCGAGTACAAGAACAGCTTTTACAAAGCCATATCAGCCGAAGCAAACACTAAGCACGGATTCAACGCCCATGCCGTCATACTCGACGAGCTACACGTATTCCCGGACCGCGACTTGTACGACGTCTTGAAGACATCGACTGGTGCGCGTACTCAACCGCTTGTCATTGCGATCACGACAGCGGGCCACGATACAAGCTCGATATGTTACGAGCTGCACGAGTATGCGAAGAAAGTCAAAGAAGGAAGTGTGGAAGATGATACGTTTTTGCCTGTCATCTACTCAGCGGATAAAGACGACGATTGGACGAAGCCAGCAACGTGGGCGAAGGCGAATCCGGGCTTTGGTACAATATGCAAGGCGGACTACTTTCAGCAAGAAGTGAAGCGCTGCCAGCAGAACCCGCGCCAAATCAACACCTTTTTGCGCCTTCACCTCAATATTTGGACCGCAAGTGAGGAGAGATGGCTAAGCGACGACGAATTTATGCGCGGCGCTGAGGACGTCTCAGAGGCCCATTTGCGCACGTTGCCGTGTTATGCGGGCATGGACCTGGCTAGTACCAAAGACTTGACGGCTGTGGCGCTTATTTTCCGCGATGACGCAAAGGATTGCTTCTATTTGAAGTGTCACCACTTCGTAAACGAGGAGAAGGCGCAGAGCAAGAGCTTGAGCGGCGGCATCGATTACAGACACTTTGAGCGCGAAGGGTTGGTCAGTATTACCCAGGGAAACGTGACCGATATGATTGCGGTTAGACACCATATCATGCGATTGGCGGAGACATACGACCTCCGGGCGCTGGCTTACGATAGATACATTGCGCATTTGGTGGTCCCGTTTTTGGACGGCATCGAGTGCCAGCCGTTCGGCCAGGGTTACGCGTCAATGTCTTACCCAACCAAACAATTCGAGGTTTTGATGTGTCGCGGTGAGATTATTCACGGCGCGCACGAGGTTTTAAGGTGGCAAATGGGCTGCGTTCACCTTGCGCGCGACGAGGCAGACAACATAAAAGTGACCAAAAAGAAAAACAGCGAGAGCCAAAAAGTGGACGGTGTGGTGGCGTCCATTATGGCAATGGGTTGTTACTTTAACAATGCACAGGAGCAAGAACCTCTTCTTGAGGTGCTGAGTTTGTGACAGGTTTAAGTTTTTTGGTTATAGGGCGGGGCGCAACGGTGCATCGCCCTATTTTTTACCTTGCAACATGGCCAACCGTTTACAGAAGTTTGTTCAACAGGCACGCGCCCGCGTTGGGCTAGATCGTCCCGAAGATATTTTGGCCGCTGTTGGCCTCTACGGAGTAACCAAAGCTGGCGCAAACGTTACGCACGACACGGGCATGCGCTTGTCGACTGTGTACGCTTGCGTGTACAAGATTGCCAGCACCATCAGCAGTTTGGGATTGAATTTGTACGTGACCAACGGCCAGCGCCGCGACGTTGTATTGGACCATCCAGCCATTGACGTTTGCACGTTTAGACCCAATCCATACGAAACGCCGTTCATGTTTTGGGAGACGGTTATCTCCAACGCGGTCCTAAAAGGCGTCGGATACGCTGTTATTCGACGCGGTGCGGGTGGCGTCCCGATTGCTATGGAGTGCGTGGATACCGACCTCGTCGAGCGCAAAGTGGTTAACAACTCTGTGGTGTTCAAGCTGCAAGACAACACGATCGTGCGTCAAGAAGACATGCTAGAGGTCTGCAACATCTATCGGAAAAGCCCGATTGACTTGCACCGCGAGAACCTGGGCCTAACGCAAGCCGCGCAAGACTACGGATCAGAGTATTTCGGAAATGGTGGGCAGATGACGGGCGTGCTGTCGTCGGACCAGCCGTTGAAGTCTGAGCAGATGCAAATGTTGCAGAAGTCATGGAACGGGTCTATGACGTCAGCCGGAACTAAACTTCTACCCTTTGGATTCAAATACAACCGCATCAGCATCGCGCCGGAAGAGGCGCAGTTTATTGAGACGCGCAAGTTTCAAGCTGAGGAAATTTGCCGCATTTTTTCTGTACCGCCTGCGCTGGTTCAGTTGGAGAGTCAAACAACATACAACAACGTCGAGCAACAGAACCTGCAATTCGCCAGGCATACAGTGTTGCCGTGGGCAAAGCGTATCGAGCAAGAGCTTGCGTCCAAGCTGCTCACGTTGCAAGAGGCGCGATCACATTACTTCAAGTACAAGCTCAACGACTTGTTCCGGGGCGACATGCAAGCGCGCTCACAGTTCTACACGCAGATGTTGCAAAACGGCGTGATGAACATCAACGAAGTCAGGGCAACAGAAGAACTGAACCCGACTGCGGGCGGCGACACGCACACCGTGCAAGTGAACCAAATTGCGCTAGACCGCCTAGGCGCATACTCAGACAAAATCTCAAGCGATGACAACGGACAATCACCTACCTAACTACGTCAAGCGCACCTTGCACAACATCAGCAAGCGCAGCGACAAGGCCACGTACATGCAAATTGTGGCCATCTACACCAACACGCCTGGCACTGACCACGAGCGCGTGGCGGAAGTGCGCAAGTAGCTCGACGGCGTAGTTGAGCGCAAGCAACAGAAAAACGCCGACAAGGGCGTGCAATACCGAAAGGCAGAGATGCGCGCCAACGAAGACAACTTGATTGTCGAAGGTTACGCAGCGGGGTTCGACAGCGGTAACGACCGTGGGCCATTCCAAGAGCGCATTGCGCAAGGTGCATTCTCTGACGGACGCAACGACGATGTGCGGTTGCTTATCAATCACGATGGCGTCCCATTGGCTCGGACCAGCAACAACACACTTCAGTTGTCCGAAGACGAGAACGGGTTGTACTATCGGGCGCAGTTGAGCGACACGCAAGCGGGCCGGGATTTGTACACCATGATCAAGCGCGGCGACATCTCGCAAAGCAGTTTTGCATTTACCATTAAGGAAGAAAGCAACGATGCTGATGGCGTGAGAGTTATCGAAAAAGTGCGCCAACTGATTGACGTGTCTCCCGTAACTTACCCAGCATATCAAGCCGCGACAGTTACGGCGCGCGCTGAACAGAAAGAAGAAAATGACTGATCTCCCAATCAAGGACTTGCAGGCTCTGCGGTCCCAATACGTCGACCAGCGCGAAGACGTCAAAAAATCCGCTGAACTCGAAGAGCGCGACTTGTCAGATACTGACGTCGCCGAAATGGAAAGACTCGCTTCCGAAATCCGCAAGGTGGACGTTCAATTGAAGGTCAAGCGCGAAGACGCAAAGATTGCCGAAAGCGCGGTCTTGGCTGGCGAGGGTTCACGCTCAGAGCAGCGCGAGATGGCCCGCATGAACAAGCGGTTCGACTTGGGTGGCGCAATGCGCGACTTGGCCCAGGGCAAGCGCGTAACTGGTGTGGCTGCTGAGTACACCGAGGAGGCCGTGCGCGAGGCGCGGAATTCCAACATGACCATCAAGGGTCAACTGTCTATTCCTGCAAGCGCAATGCGTACGTTGGGTGACGCTGGTGAATTTGGCGCCGGTGCTGGTTTAACCAACTCTCCAGGCTTTGTCGGTACTAACGTGACCGCTGGCGTAGCTGCTTTGGCTGCTCCGACCTTGTTTGAGTCAATGGGTGGACGTGTCCTCAACGGACTCACTTCCAACGTGAACGTGCCAATCGTTACCGCAGCCGCAACCATTGCTTCTGCTGCTGAGGGTGTAAACGTTTCAAGCGCAGCTTCTGCTGTTGGCGCGCGTAACTTGACACCAACGCGTTACGGTGCCTTTGTTACTGTGACCGAGCAACTCATGATGCAGGGCGGACCTGCTGTTGAGCAGCTCATCACCAACGACATGATCACGCAGTTGAACCGTCAAATTGACAAGGCTGTTTTCGATACAATTATTGGAACTGCTGACGGAGACAACACCAACGCAGTGAGCGCTGCGCAAATGATTGTTGGTGAGGCCGCTTTGATTGCTGCGGGTGTTGATTTGCGCAACGTTAAAGTCATTGCCGATTCAAAGGCGCACGAATTGTTGTCTGATGATGCAATTGTGACAAACGTCAATCCAGCCATCGACCGCACAAGCGCGGGCAACTTTAACGCGTTGGGTTACCCATACGCCGTTACGGACTTGCTTCCCGCTAATGGAGTTCCGGCCAATGGTTCTCTGATTATGTTCGATCCGAACATGGCTGCGGCTCTCGGACTTTTTGGTGGCCTCGACATCGTAATCAACCCTTATGCCTTGGATTTGGAACATTCCATCCGAGTGTCAATCCATCGTTACGCCGACGCTGCTGTGCTTCACGCTGGCGCCGCGTACACTTTCCACGACAACGCCTGATTGGTTGTCGTTTACATATTCAGAGAAAGCCCGGCACCACGTCGGGCTTTCTTATTTTTAGGGCATGCAAGTAGAGATTACCGGAAGCGCAGTCGATCAAGACACAATCATTACGGTTGCCGACTTGAAAGCACACATGCGCGTTACCAACACCGCAGAAGACACTTTGATCGCGGCGCTACGTTCGGCGGCGATTAGCTGGGTGGAGGAACATTGTAATATTAAGTTGGGCAGCTACACCGCGCGCGGGTACTTGCCGGGCTTCTACAACTCTTACATTCCTATTGGGCCAGTTACCGCGATCACCGAGGTGAAGTATCAGACGACCGCAACCAAGACTTACGCGGCGTTGTCTACACTAGACGCAAGCAACTGGTTCTCAGATGAAATTACGCGGCCAGCGCGCATTGCGTTTCGCGACTATCCGCAAACCTACGACTACGCATTAATGCCTGTCGTCGTTTCGTTTACGGCTGGATACACTACCATGCCCGCTCCAGTGTTGCAAGCTATTCGATTGATCGTCGCGGACTTGTACGAGAACAGGCAAGAAGAGGTCATCGGCGCCATGACTACGCGTTTAAAGTTTGGGCTTGAGGCGTTGCTAAATCCGTTCCGCATTATTTACCAGCCATGAAGAACGCAGGACGAAGAGACAGGTTGATTACGTACCGCCAAGAGACCTTGACGCAAGACGACTATGGACAACCAACCGTAAGTACCACCACCGACACGGACATGTGGGCGGAAGTAAGGTTTGCGGGCAGCGCGGGAGAGACCATTAAGGCGCACCAGGTATTCCCGCAAAGCAAGGTCAACTTTATTGTGCGCCACCCAAACCCAACCGACGCGCCCGGCGGGTTGAGCATGTCGCAAGACGATACGATTGTATTTGAAACGCGCAAGTACGAGGTGCTGGGCTTTGAAGAAATCGGACGGCGCGACGGCATGCGCATCTTCTGCAAAGAGCAAGGCACGGATGGGCGTTAGAGTTAGAGAGTATTTGTCTAGTCGCGGAAGTGGCCCAGTGCGTAATTCGGGCGGACTGCATCCGGGACGTATTGAAGGCATGGATGACCTATTGAAGCAAATTGACAAGGTGTCTATGTGGGGCAATACTGACGACCGAAAGGCA